CCGCACGCCACCGCGCAAGCCCACGTCGCCATCGATCAAGGTGCCGCCAACTGGCGGGCCCCATTGGGCCGTCATGCCGAAGCTGATGCCCGCCTCGGTACTGGCTTCCATGTTGCGGCAGAAGAAGCTGGCCTTCTTGCCCCAGGCGCGGCCCAGGCTCACGGCCTGGCCGGGCGCGGCGGTGTTGACGTAGGCGTCGCCCACGTAGATGTCTTGCAGCTCCAGCAGGTCAGCCAACGCCTTCAGCGGCACGATGCCGGCGTCGGTCTGCTGCCCGAAGACGGCCTTGCAGATCTTCGGGTGACTGCGCAGTCTTGTGGCCACCTGGCGGCCCATCACACCGTGGGTTGGCCGCATGAACATGCTGTCGAACGCCGTGAGCATGGCCGTGAGCGGGTCGCTGTTGGCGTAGTCAGACCATTGGCCGGTGCCGCTGAGCGAAACCTTGTTGTTGACGCCGTAGTTGGCGATGTTGAACACCAGGTTCGCCGCGCGGTACTCACGCCGGTTCTGCACGGTTTGCATCACCAGCGCGGCAGCGCGCTCGAGCGGGCCAGCCTGGCTGACGTTGTCCGGGTTGGCCTGGCGGGCCAGTTCATAGGCCAGCACGTCGGCGTTGGGCACCGGTGAATCAAGCCCCTGGTCCACCACCGTAGCCTGGGTTTCGCTGCTGCTCCAGTCGATCTGGTTGGGCGCGCTCTTGCGGCCCACCGTGGTGTCGGGCATTTGGAACTGGTCGCCCAGGCTGTACTTCAGGTAGCGGAACGTCGGGGTGTAGACGTTCACACGCGGCAGCACCTGGTCGGCGATCAGCGTGGCTTGCTTGTAGCCGACCGCGATGGCGGCCAGGCTGGGGACGATGACGAACGGGGAACCGGCCATTGCGGTGCGCTCCTAAGCGTTGGTGATGTGGGAAGAGGTCAGCAGCAGGCGAGCAGCGTCAGACGATGTGCAGGCTGCGGATATAGGTGATGACGTCGTCGGCAACGCCCGGCACCTCGGCAAAGCCGATGGACCGGTTGCCGATGGTGGTGGTGGCGATGGCCTTGCCATTGGCGTCGCTGGTCAGCGCGTCACCGGCGCCCACGGTGCCGCCCAGGCGCACCTTGTGGATCTCGCCCATGCTGACGTCGACCACCTCACCGCTCACGTGGTCCAGCTCGTCGCTGGTGCCCAGCAACTTGTCGGTCGCGCCGGTGGCCTGCAGGCAGCCCATTGCGGCGGTTCCGGGTTTGACGATGCGCAGCGCGCTGACGGCGCCTTCGGCCGTGCGGCCGCGGAAGTCACTGGAAACAGCCATGTGTGAAAGCTCCTGTTGAAGTGGGGTTGCGGGTGATGTGAAGCCGGTTCAGCGCGCCGCTTCTTGCGCGGCGCGGGTGACGATGGCCACCGCGTCGACGAACTGCACATCGCGGCCGGCCCTGGATTCGCTGAGCTGAAATTCCTTGGCCGCATCAGCCAGCGCCATCGCGTTGGTGGCGTCCACCGGCTGCACGGCGGTGTTGGTGCCGGCCCGCTCACTGAAGTCGACCCGGGGCGGCAGCGCCTTCAGGAAGCGCTGCAGCGCGGCCAGCGGCGTGGCCTTGATGGGGGTGGCGCCTTCGGTCTCAGCGAACTCGACTTCAGCGTCTGCGCTCAGGCCCTGCAGCGCGACGACCAGGCCGGCGCGCTCACCGGGCAGAAGGCGGCCTTCGGTGACCAGGCTGTCGGCAAAGGCGGCGATGCCGGCGTGGCGGGCTTGGGTGACCAGGGCGGATTGCGCGTCTTCGGCCTGGCGCAGGCGCGCCTCGCGGGCTTCGAGGTCGGCCTGGCGGGTGGCCAGGTCAGCGGCGGTGATGGTGGCAGTGGTCACGGGGTCTCCGGTGGGGTCGGCATAGGCCGTGGTGGTTGAAGGGATGGGACCGGTGGCCGGGTCTGCGGCGTCGGCCGGCAGTTCGCTGTCGGGGTCGTCCAATGCGGCAGCCTTGAGCTGGTCGACCTCGTAGCTGGGCACCACCTGGTCGGCGGTGTCGCGGCCGAACTGCACCAGCAGCCACTCACGCAGGCGGCCGAAGATGGTGGCCACCGTCATGTCGTCCCAGTCCATGAAGCTGACCAGGCCGGCCTCGGGCTCGCCATAGCTGGCCACGTCGGCCAGGCCCTTGATGGACGGCGGCGTAGCGCCGAGCCAGCCGACGTGCTTGAGGTAGTAACCGCCCGGCTTGGGGTTGCCGGGGTGGCTGGGCGGGTAGAACGAGGCGCTGCGCTTTTTGAAGCGGCCGGTGTTCACCAGCTCGGCGAACTGGGGCTCGACCTGGCGGCTGCTGGACACCACCAGGCGGCCAGAGGCGTTGACGGCAAGCGCGCCCACCCAGCCGTAGGCCGGGCCATCGGTGGTGGGGTGGCCCACCACGTGGGGGGCCTCATGCACCGCCGGGTCATATGCGGCGGCAATGGCCGCCACGTCGGTCGCCGTGAATTCGATGACCTGGCCCGACATGGCCGTGTGCCGGCCGGGGCGGAAGATCTCGACCTGGTCAAGCGCCGGGCCGGCTGCGGTGCTGGGGGTGTTTTGCGTCGTCACAGCCCGCACTTTGGCGAGCTGGAGGCGGGGTGTACTTTCGCCTGGGCGAAAGGATCAACCGAGAAGATGCCCCGGCGCGCGGCCGGGGCGAAAGCTGCGCGCCATGAGGCACGCTGCGCCGCGTTAGGGAGGTGAACGCGGGGGCTTGCGCCCGGGGTGGATGCTACATCGCGTGTTTCTAAGCGCGACCCCTCGGCACACGGGGTGGCGCACTACTGCGCCGAGTTGCCGATTCGGGTCAGCTTGCTGTTCATGGCTGCATAGAACTCGGTCAGGGTGAGCTTGTCGGCCTTCGTGTCGCGCTGCAGCTGCATGCACAGCGCCGCCGGAACTGCGTATCCGTACCCGCCCTTTGCCGCAGCCAGGTCACTGAAGGTCACTTTGTCCAGGCGCACTTTCGCACCTGCATTCAGCTCAGCCCCAATGGTTGCGCAGCCCAACATCAGCCAGCCTTGCTTCAACCGCGCGTTATCAAACACTCTTGCGCTGGTCATCAGCATGACGCTGCGCGTGCCCGGATCGTCGCCCTTGACCGTCAAGCACAACGTTGACACGCCGTCGGCGATCACGTTGATTTTCTCCGCTGCACGAGCGCATAGCTGGTCTACCGGATCTGCCCGAGCAGGCGCCGCCACGACCAATAGGGACACCCCGACGGTTACCAGCAAGCGAACAAACATGATTTCTCCCCAGGGATGACATCACAGCAAGGCTTCACTACGTGTCGGGAAGCCGTTTAGTTGGCCGCCAGCGCGTTTAAATCTGTTGACCGGCTACCCGTATGCCACCTTGGGCGAATAATTCGCTTCAGGCGAAGTTTTGGCCCGGCTAGCCCGTCGATCGCGCCAGGTTGATCAACGGCCCTAGCGCCGCAGTGTTTACCTGCCTGTTGGGCAGGCTCAGCTCGAACACCGCCCAGTACAGCCTCAGGCGCCGCTCGGGTGACAGCTGCACGCCGCTGGCGTCCAGTTCGGCCGCAGTTCGCTCCACCACTTCCAGCAGCAGGGCACTGTCGCCACTCTTGGAGATGTCCCGCCCGGCGTATGCGGTGGGCGCCACGTCTCGCACCAGCACAGCAGCATCGAGGTCGGCACGGCCAACAGCACCTGCCGGAGCCGTTGCAGCCGGCCGTGCTTGGCTCCGATCCAGCAGCGCGGGCAGTTTGCCGTTGGCCAGCCACTCAGTGCTGACTGACCTAGCAGCAGACAAGCGGAGCAGCTCGTCGGCGCGAATTTTTCTCGCTCGCCCCAGAACCAGGCTCTTCACCCTGTCCACGTTCACACCCATGTCGACGGCCAGCTCGCTTTGCTGGATGTGGAAGTGCGTCAACACCCACCGCAAGCGGTCCGCAAGTGAAGAGTTCGCTTGCGGGGGTGAATTTATTTCGCTAGAGTTCGCTTGCATAGGTTCACTTTGATTCGCTTGGTCGGAAGGATACAGCGGTGAAGGTAGCGAAGAACAGCAAGACCCGTACTCCGAAGGACGTGCGCGCCGACCTTCAACATAGGGGGGAGTCGATAGCCGCCTGTAGCCGGCGGCTGAAGGTGCCCGAGCAAACGGTGCGCGATCTGCTCAGCGGCAAAGCGAAGGGCCACCGTGGCTTGGCGCATCGGGCAGCGGTGCTGCTCAAGCTTAAGCACGGGTCGGTGGACGACGCGCCCGCCGCCAACCACGCAGGGCTGCAACAGGCCGCCGCATGACAGCCACCCGCGTCACCGCCGCCCAGATCGCCCAGGCCCTGGGCACCGCCAAATCAACGGTGATCCGCCAGGCCGACCGCGAGGGTTGGGCGTTCCAGGACGAGACCGGCCGCGGCGGCACCCGTCGCCTGTATGACGTGGCCCAGCTGCCCAGCGCCGCCCGCGCCGCGCTGGCCTGGCGCCAGCCCGCCGCCGTGGTGCCCGGCGTGGCGCCCGAGCTGGTGCGCACCCAGGTCGCCGCCGCCGGCCAGGTGGAGGGTGCCCGCCTGGCGCTGCGCACGGGCTTGGAACACCGCGCGGCGCAGGCCCGCCAGCAAACCAGCCTGCGCCAGGCCGCACAGCTCAGCGCCACGGCCCAGGCACGCATGGACGCCAAGCTGGCCGTGTTGCGCGCGCTGGATATGTTCACCCAGGCCGCTGCGCTGCCGGCGCACCAGGCGCGCATTGGCTTCGCCCTGGCCTACAACGACGGCTCGATCACCGTGCCCGACAGCGTGCGGGCCGAGGTGGCCAAGGTCAGCGACACATCGCTCGAGCGGTGGCAGGCCCAGGTGCGGCGAAGCGGCATCACCGCGCTGGCTGGCGCCTATGGCAACCGGGCCGGCAGCGGCCGGGTTGACCGGCAGCCGGCGGTGCAGCAGTTCATCCAGGCCATGCTGGTGGCGTACCCGCACGCCCGCGCCACGCAGGTGTTGCAAGGCCTGCAAGCACGGTTTGAAGGGCCTGACGCGCCGGTGCGCGCGGTGCTGCCCAGCCTGCGCAGCCTGGAGCGTTGGGTTGAACAGTGGCGCACCGCCAACGCCGGCACGCTGATGGCGCTGGCCAATCCCGACGAGTGGAAGAACCGCCACATGGTGGCCTTCGGCAGCAAGAGCGAAGGCATTGACCAGCTGAACCAGCTGTGGGAGCTGGACAGCAGCCCGGCTGACCTGATGCTGACAGACGGCCGCTACAGCATTGTGGGCGGCATTGACGTTGGCACGCGCGCCATGCGCCTGGTGGTCAGCCGCACCAGCACGGCGGTGGCGGTGGCCGCCCTGGTGCGCCGCATGCTGCTGGAGCTGGGCGTGCCGCAGCGTGTAAAGACCGACAACGGCGCTGACTACACCAGCCACCACATCACTCGCGTGTTCACCGCGCTGAGCGCGCCCGGCCAGCAGATGCAGGAGCTGTGCCCCCCGTTCCAGCCCTGGCACAAGCCGCACATTGAGCGGGGGTTCGGCACCTTCACCCGCAGCCTGGTGGAGCTGTGCCCCGGCTTCATTGGCCACGACGTGGCCGAGCGCAGCGCGATCGAGGCGCGCAAGAGCTTTGCCGACCGGCTGATGAAGCGCGGCGAGGTGGTTGAGCTGCGCATGTCGTCAACCGAGCTGCAAGCGTTTTGCGACAGCTGGGTGGCCGACGTCTACATGCACAACCACCACAGCGAACTGCGCTGCACCCCGTTCGAGGCGCTGGCGCGCGGCGCAGCCAACCGCCAGCGCATTGACGACGCGCACGCGCTGGACGTGCTGCTGGCCGAGGCCCCAGGCAACAACGGCCGGCGCACGGTGGGCAAGAAGGGCATCCGCTTTGACGACACGCACTTCATCGCGCCCGAGCTGGAGGCCTGGGTTGGCCGCGAGGTGCAGGTGCGGTTTGACGCCCTGCAGCATGACCTGGGCACGCTGCACGTGTTCGGCGGTGACGACATGCAGTTCGTGTGCATTGCCCAGGCGCCCGAGCGCACCGGCATGGACCGGCGCGACGTGGCCCGCCAGGCCAAGGCCATGCAGACCAAGCGCGTGCAAGACGAGCGCCGCGCGCTGAAAGCCGCCGCCAAGAAGGTGGGCACCGACCAGGTGGTGCATGAGATTTTGCGCAGCCGCGCCGCAGCAGCCGGCAAGTTGGCCACGCTGCCGGTGCGCCAGGCCGGCGCCGCCTACACCAGCCCCGGCCTGGTGGCCGCGGCTGATGCGGCCGCAGCCACCCTGGCACCACAGCGCACCACGGCCGACATTGAGCAGTTACAGGCTGTGCAGGCCGCGCAGCAGCGCATCGCCCAGCAGCAGGTGCCCACCGGCACGCCCAACGCGCTGGCCACGGCCCGTGCGGCAGCGGCGGGCGGCGTGGTGGCCACGCCGGTGTTCGAGAGCGTGGCGGCCCGGGTGCAGTGGCTGTTGCAGCAGGCCTGCGTGCGGGCGCTGGGCAACGAGGAGGCCGATGCACTGGCCCAGTTCAAACAGGTGCAGCCAGCCAGTTACCGGCGCCTGACGCAGCTGGTTGAAGAGCAGCTGGGCAACCACAAAGAAAACGCCCCGGGCCACGTTGCAGGTGGTTCCGGGGCAATTTGAGCGGGCTGTGAAGCCCAGACAACAGGAGAGAGTGTATGCGTTCAACGATGGCAATCACCAAGAGCGTGGCCGCGCTGCAGCTGGCTTATGAGCAGCTGGACGGCCGGGGCTATGGCGTCCCAGGCATGGGGCTGGTGCACGGCGACACCGGTGCGGGCAAGACCACGGCGGTGACCTGGCTGGTCAACAGCACACACGGGGTCTATGTGCGCGCGCTGAAGACCTGGACACCCCACACCATGCTGGACAAGATCATGCGGGAGCTGGGTGCCGAGGCGCGTGGCCGCAATGCGGAGATGGTGGACTTCATCACTGGCTGCCTGCTGGAGCAGCAGCGCCCCTTGTTCGTCGACGAGGCGGACTACCTGCTCAAGGGCGACGACATGATCGAGACGCTGCGCGACATTCACGACGTCGCATGCGTGCCGGTGGTGATGATCGGCATGCGGGGCATTGAGCGCCGCCTGGTGTCCCGCCCGCAGCTGGCCGGCCGCATCAGCCACTGGGTGGAGTTTTTGCCCAGTGACCTGGCAGATGCCCGCCTGGTGGCCGACAGCGTGTGTGAAGTGGGCGTGGACGACGAATTGCTTGGCCGCGTGCACGCTGAGTCGCGCGGCAGCGTGCGCAGCATCGTGGTGGCGCTGGCACGCATTGAGCAGCTGGCGCGGGCCAACGGTTGGGCCCAGGTCAGCGCCGACCAATGGGGTGACCGCAAGCTGTTCATTGGCGGTGCCCCCCGGGGGCAAGCGTGAGCGGCGGCGTGCACGGCACGGTGCGCACCCGATCTCAGCACCCGGCCACCCAGCAAGCGTGGCAGGCCATGCGCATCTTGCGGCGGTTCACGGTTCAGCAGCTGGTCGTCACCAGCCCGGCACTGCGTTATTCGCTGGCATCACGCTATGCGCTGCGGCTGCGCCGCTGCGGCTACCTGGTGCTGGCCGCCAAGCGCCACCTGGGCCAACCCGGCGTGCATGACGTGCTGCAGCTGGTGCGCAACAGCGGGCCGCTGGCGCCCATCGCCCGCCATCTACCCATCGAGGTGACGGTGCCTGGCTCGGACGAGATCAAGACGCTGGTGGCCGTTTTTGATCCCAACACAGCCACCACCTGGGCTGCAGGTGGACTGCGGGTAGACCAGCCGGCCGTGGCCAATCCACTGCGCCCGTTGCCGCCGCCCACCGCCCTTCAGCAGGCCGCGCTGCGGTGCCTGCTGGCCGGCCAGCCGGCCGCCGCAGCGCTGGCTGACCCGCACAACAACGGCGCGGTGGCACGGGTGGTCACTGGCCTGCGCCAGCGCGGCCTGGTCGACGCGGCCGGCGCGCTGACCGATGCCGGCCGGGCAATGGCCCAAGCCGGGGCTGCACCATGAGCACCACCACCACCGACCTTCAGCTGCTGGCCGACTACTGCAAAAGCAACGGCCAGCGTGCGGCCGGCACGCTGCTGGGCTACAGCGCCACCACCATCAACCAGGTACTCCACGGCAGCTATGCCTGCGATAGCAGCCGCGTGCTGGCCATCGTGCGCGAGCGGCTGCGCGACACCTGGCTGGCTGCGCTGCGGGACGAAGCGCAGCGCACCACGCAGGCGCAGGTGGCCCGCCGCATTGGCCTGGGCGAAAGCACCGTGAGCCAGGTGCTCAGCGGCACCTACAAGGCCGCCACGGTGCGCATTGAGCGCCGCGTGCGTGGTGTGCTGATGGGCGCCACCTGCGCCTGCCCGGTGATGGGCGACGTGAGCACCCGCGTGTGCCAGGACGTGCAAGAGCGCCAGCCCGGCAAGGGTGGCACCGGCATCGGCAACCCACAGCACGCGCAGGCCTGGCATGCGTGCCGTGGCAGCGGCCGGTTCATCAAGGCGGGCGCCTGCCCGCACTTCAACACCGGCGGTCCGCGCCGCCCATCCACCGCCCCAGAAACCACCCCTGAAGGGAGTGCAACGTGACTGTGATCCCCACCCGAACCCCGCTGCTGCTGCGCGTTGCGCGCACGGCCGGCCGCCCGTGGCTGGGCATCCAGCGCCGTGCTGCACAACAGCGCGCGCATCAGCGTGCACTGCGCGCAAAGGCGCAGCACTGGCAAGGCGTGCCGCTGGTGCCCGATTGGCGCGTGCCTGTTGACATGGGCCAGCTGCTGGCCGTGCTGGGCGCCGCGGCCGGCCTGGCCGCGCTGCTGGCCTTGCTGACGCTGTGTGATGCCTGGGCGCTGATTGGCGACGCCCTGCAGCACCTGGCGCGGGCCTGACCGACCGGAGCCCACGATGACCGATGACATCGCGATCCCCCTGCCGCCGTTGCCACGCAGCCGCGCCAAGGCGTTGCTGCTGCAGGTGCTGGCCCAGCACCACACCGGCGCCGCCAAGGGCGTGGGGGCCGACCTGCTGGCCGCCCGCGTGTGCACCAGCGAGCGCACCTTGCGCCAGCTGATCACCGAGGCGCGCGACGAGGGCATCGCGATCGTGGGCACGCCGACCACTGGCTACTACATCGCCGAGACCGCGGCCGAGCTGGAGGCGTGCTGCGCCTTCTTGCACAGCCGCGCGCTGCACAGCCTGCGCATTGAGGCGCAGCTGCGGCGCGTGCCGCTGGCCGACCTGGTGGGCCAGCTGCGGCTGCCCACTTGATCAACCCACCACCACCCACCGGAGCCAACCATGCCCGTGATGTCCGCGTCTGATGTGCCCGCTGTCTACCAGGAGCTGGGGCAGAAATTCATAGACGTCTGCAACGCCGCCAATGTGGAGCACGACGTGTTGCTCAGTACGCTGCTCAGCACCTACCGCCTGGTGCTGCTGCAGCACCCGTGCTGCCACCTCGAAAGCATCGGCCTGCTGGCCCACCTGCAGGGTGAGCTGGCGAAGGCACAGCTCAAGCAGCGCACGTCCAACCTCGTGCGCGCCGCGATCGCCGAGGCCGGCGCCTCAACCCACTGACCCCACAGGAGCACCCACATGAGCGAACCCGTCCCCACCGGCTACATGCGCAATGCGCGCGGTGGCCTCGACCCGCTGTCGATGGTCAAGCCCATCGACGCGCTGCGCGACCAGACCGTGGCCAAGATCGCCAGCGATGCCAAGATCATCAGCGGCCTGCTGGCCAAGTTCAAGCGCGAGGCGTTCAGCGACATCAGCTCGTTCATTGCCACGTCAGCCGAGCAATACGAGGTGGTGCTGGGCGGCACCAAGGGTAATGTGACGCTGCGAAGCTATGACGGGCGCTTCAAGCTCGAGCGCCAGGTGCAAGACACGCTGGTGTTCGATGAGCGCCTGCAGGCCGCCAAGGCACTGATTGATGCCTGCATCACCGAGTGGTCGGCCGACAGCCGCGACGAGATCAAGGTGCTGATCAACGATGCGTTCCAGGTCGACAAGGCCGGCAATGTGAACACTGGCCGCGTGCTGGGCCTGCGCCGCCTGGCCATCAGCAACGCGAAGTGGCTGCGCGCCATGCAGGCCATCACCGACAGCTTGAGCGTGGTGGGCAGCCGCAGCTATGTGCGGGTGTACGAGCGCGTTGGCGACACCGACCGGTACGAGGCGATCAGCCTTGACCTGGCGAGCGTGTGATGGGCCGCGCCATGCAACCCGTCACCCACGAACACCTGAAAAGAGCCGTGTACAGCGATGACCGCTTTCCGGCGCGGTGCAGCAGGGCCACGTCGGATCACCTGGTGGGCATCATGCTCAAGACCGTCGGCCTGGCGTCGCTGCACCGCGCCATTGCGATCGACATTGGCAACGGCTATGTGCTGGTGTGCACCACGCAGCCCGCCAAGGCCGACGCCGAGGTGCCGGGATGAACGCCGCTCTGTTCATGGCCAGCGCCTGGGCCGGCCTGGTGGCGCTGGCCACCAAGCCGGCGGCGCCAGCGCCCATCCGGGTGGGCGTGCTCAACACCGGCGAGCTGGTGCTGGTGGACGCCAGCGACCGCGCGCAGGTGCTGAGCGCAGGCACCACTGCCCGCGTGCGCGACGCACTGTTCAACAGCGATGTGGTGCACCACGAAATGAATGTGTTCCTGGACCGGGAGGCCGCCAATGGCAACCGCTGAAACCCAGGCCACCGCAGTCATCCGCCGCGCGGATGCGAGATACACGGCGGCCAACCAGCGCACCGACAACTGCAAGGGCTGCAAATTCATGGACTACGAGGTGCGAGACCCCGACACCGCGTACGAGCGCAAGTCCATGCATTGCAAGTTGGGCAACTTTGCGGTGTCGCACGGCAGCATCTGCGATGCATGGGCGAAGGCGTCATGAAACGCCTTCAATTGCCCTTCAACGTGCGCGTGACCAGCACAGGCAGCGACAACCGCACGCAGACGGTGGACGGCCAGCGTGCCGCCAGCACCTGCAGCCCGCAAGTCGCGATGGAGCGCCTGGTGGACAAGCTGGCCGCCCTGCGTGCCATGCGCCCCGGCGTGTTGCGCTGCCGCGAGGTTCCGGGCCTGCGCGTTGGCCACACGCAATCGGTCTGGCAGCTCTATGAGCATTTGGAGGGCAACTGATATGCCGTTCTACACCGTCAACGGCATGCGGATGCACATCAAGTTCAGCGGGCGCGGTAAGCCGCCGGCACCGTGCGTGGCCAAGGTCGGTGTAGGCGACACGCTGCGCCAGTGTTGCGATATCAGCAGCCTGCTGTGCGACTGGCCCACCAGCGACGGCCAGACCTGCGATGCGCCGCTGTGCACCAACCACGGCCGCGAGGTGGCACGCAACCGCCACTACTGCCCCGTGCACTTTGCGCAGGCCCAGGCGCATGGTGCTGCGCAGCCTGGCGCCACGCGCCAGCTCAACTTGTTCACCGGACTATTGGAGGCTCAATGACCCGCCCCACGCGACCCGCGGCTAAGCCCGCCCAGCTGCGCAGCAACGCGCTGGCGCAGATCCACATTGCCAAGGCCCAGCTGGGCATGGACGACGACACCTACCGTGCGATGCTGTGGGCGCAAGCTGGCGTCGAGAGTGCCCGCGACCTTGACCATGCCGGCCGCGCCAAGGTGCTGGCCCACCTGAGCGCTTGTGGTGCCGCGCTGGGCCGCCCAGCCCCCAGCCACCCAGGCCAGCCCAAGAAACCGCCGACCGATCGCGCGGCCCAGGTGGCCAAGATTGAGGCGCTGCTGGCTGACGCCGGCCGGCCCTGGGCCTATGTGCATGGCATGTGCCGCCACATGTTCAAGATCGACCGCTTGGAGTTTGCCAACGCCGACCAGCTGCAGCGCCTGATCGCTGCACTGATGTACGACCAACAGCGGCGCGCCAAGAAGGCGACGGCTGCAGCAGCTGCCGCGCAAACTGGAGCCGCAGCATGAGCCCGCAGGAATGGAACACGGTAGAAGCTGAGATGGCGCTGCCCTGGGGCGTGGCCAAGCTGCAGTGCGACGGCTACGAGCTGACTCTGCAGGTGGGCAAGGTGGCGCCCATGCGCTATTGCATTGGCGTGTATGTGAACGGGGTGTTCAAGGGCGAATGGTGCAGCCACAACAAGCCGTGTGACGAGCAGCGGCGCTTTCTGCGGCCCATCGTGTGCAAGGCCTACCGCACCAAGGACCTGGCGATGATGAAGAAGGTGTACAGCGCCAAGCAGTTCAAGGAACTGGCGGCCAAGACCTTCAACATCTACTCGCAGGCGTGGAGCAGCTTCGCCAAGCTGAAGCGTCACCTGGTCAAGCACAACACGGCCATTGAGCTGCTGGCCCCAATGCCGGCCGCCGGGCCGGGCGTGAATGTGCTGGCCAACATTCAGGCCGCTGTGGCTGATGCCCGGAGGGCAGCTTGATGCAGATGAACTGCCCCGTGTGCCACGCGACGTTCCCCCTCGAGTCGGCACTGCAGCATGAAGCCGGCCGCGAGGTGATGTCGATGCTGGCCGGCATGCAGCCCGAGCTGGCGCGTGCGCTGCTGCACTACATCGGCTACTTCCGCCCGGCCAAGCAGCAGCTGGGCTGGGGCCGGGCGCTGAAGCTGATGCAGGAGGTGATCAACCTAGACGGCAGCGCCCCTGGGCCAGCATCGCTGACGGCCGCACTGGCCGAGGCCAGCCGCGCGCTGGACGACAAGCGCCAGCAACCTGGCTGGAAGCCGATGGGCAACCACAACTATCTGCGGCGTGTGCTGGACAGCGTGCAGGCCGGCCTGGATACCAGCAACCCGCCTGCGTTGGCGCAATCTGGGGTTGCAGGCTTGCACGGCACGGTCACGCCGCGCAGCCGCGCCGGTGTGGCCCTGGCATCGATGGAGGCGTTGAAGCAATGACCACGAACCATGCGGGCGAATGTGCCCGACCAAGCGCCGCAGTTGACCGCCACGCGCCCGCGTGGTTTCGCAACGCGGTGATCGACGGGCTGCAAGGGCTTGTGACGCTGATGCTGCCTGGCACGCCGGCAGCCGAGGTGGTGCAGCTGACGACGCTGTCATGGGTGGAGGTGCTGTGGCGCCTGCCGGTGGGGTGGCTTGATGCGCTGGACACGCCGCGCATCGGCCCTGGCTTTTTGGCGCTGGCCGGCGCAATCGACCGATGGCCTGCGCCGCGCCAATTGCTGGACCACTTGCCGCCCCGCCGGCAGCCTGCGGCCAGCCTGCCTGCACCGCACCACACGCAGACTGCCGCGCAGCGGGCAGCGCTGATGCAGGCCCGACGCCGCGTGCACGACCATGCTGCGTTTGCGACACAGCCCAAGCCGCCCCCCCCTGACGTGGGGGAATCCATAGGGCAGCTTGGTTCGCCTACCGGTGCGATAGGTGCGATAAATGGGGGATTGGATGGCACCCCTGAGAGTGGCCACCACCATCAGGTCGAGCTGTCACTACCATGAGCACATCACCACACCAAGATTCGTTGGAACCGATTCGGCGCACGCCAATTTTTCAAGCGCCTGAGTACCCGAAGATGCTGCGCGACCTGGGCGAGATGCTTGACCGTGAGTTGCGCGGCATCGGCATTGAGCCGGCCCGCGCCACCGCCATAGCCGAGACGCTGGCCGAGCACACCCGTGACATGTACGGTGGGCAGATCAACTACTGGGCCAAGGGCGAGCGCTACGAAAACGCTGTGCGCCGACAGCAGATGTGGGCCGACTTCAATGGCACCAACTACGATGATCTGGCCCGCAAGTTCGGCATGAGCATGCAACAGGCCTACAAAGAGATCGCCAAAGCGCGGCGGGAAAACTCGGCGCGCACGCAGCGCGGGTTGTTTGACGCATCGCCGCCCCCCGCCACTGACACAGGCAAACCATCATGACCCTGCACCACACACTGGCCTGCACGCTGCTGCTTTCCATGCACCTGGTGGGCCGAGCTGCTGCCGATGATGACGCTCAGGCGGGCAACCGTGCCGCCATTGCGCAAGAGCACCAGGTGCAGGCCGACATGCGCCGCCAGGTCGACCAGGCCAATGCCCGTGCAGTAGCTGACGAGCGCCAGGCCACGCGGCGCAACAGCGACCGCCGCAAGCTGTGCGGCAGCGACTACGCCAAGCCCCAGGTGGGCATGACGCTGGTGCGGTGGCAAGAGTGCGTGGGCGACGTGGTGCAAACCGGGCAGGTCAACCGCCGTGACGGCGTAGCGTCGGTTTACCGCTCAGGCCCTGTTGAGCTAGCGGTGATGGGCGGCAAGGTGGTGGCCTGGCAGCACAGATAGCATTGCGGCTTCACCCCCTGGAGACAGGCCATCATGAAACCAGCACCGACGAATCGAAACGTGCCTCAGTGGATGTGGGACTCAGCGATGGCTGACCATGCCGCATATCTGATTGCCTACAACCGGTTGCGCAAAGTAGGCCTGACCGATCAGCAGGCCGATGCCTACTTCGACCTACATGGTCGGCTGAGCGAGGCGATTGATAAGGTCGATCCGTCCTCGAATGAGGATTTTGCCGTTGACGATCTAGGCCAGACCTTCAGGCAGCTTGCCGCGCTGAGCGACAGTCTGGAACGTCTGTGGTTAGCACAGGGCAAAGCCAGCTGAAGCTGTTCAGCAAAGACTGACGATCAGGCCCGCCGTGCGCGGGCCTTTGCTTTTCGCGCACGCGAAAGGACTCTCCTAGCTTGGCGCGCCACCATGCCAGCATGCAGCGCAATAACCCAATCGCGGCCTTGATGGCCGCAGCGGCCATCGGGCTGATGTCGGCGGGCACCGCGTCGACGATAGAACTGTCAAATGACCGGTACGCGTCTCGTCCCCGCGCGGTGACGATCAGCCCGGCGAAGATGGCGTGCGACCAGCAGCGCGTGCAGGCCCAGAAGGCCGCCTGGCTGCGCATGCGGCGCAGCAGCCGGCGCGGCCTGTACCCGCGCCCCGGCGTCACGGTGCGCCACGGCCAGCGCCTGGCGCGCAAGGCCCGCAACCAGGCCCACAACCGTCGCGCACACCGCCGCGCGCACTGGGGCCGCGCATGAACTTCGCACTGGCGTTTGCGGCGCTGATTGACCCGGCGCATGAGGGCGGCTTCCAGATCGACCCGCTGGACAAGGGCAACTGGACCGGCGGGGCCTGCCAACAGGGCGAGCTGCGCGGCACGCACTTCGGCATCAGCGCGGCGCAGTATCCGGATGAAGACATCGCGTACATGACGCCCGAGCGCGCCGCGCTGCTGTATCGCCGCGACTACTGGGCGCCCGCGGGCTGCGACGTTGTGCCAGACGCGATCAAGTTCGACCTGTTTGACACCGCTGTTCACAGCGGCCCCACACAGGCTGTGAAGCTGCTGCAACGCGCCGTGGGTGCAGTGCCCGACGGCAAGCTGGGCTCGCGCACGCTGCTGGCCATCAGCAGCATGAATCCGCAGCGCCTGCTGGCGCGCTTCAACGGCTGCAGGCTCGACTACCTGAACGACAACGCCCACCTGTGGGCGCTGTATGGCCGGGGTTGGTCGCAGCGCATTGCCACCAACCTGATGCAGGCCTGAACACCATGCTGCCATTGATCCCCATCGCGCTGCAGCTGGTGCAGTACGCGCCCACGTTGCTGCGCTTCTTCGGAGCCGGCCAGGCCAGCCAGGACGTGGCCGCCAAAGTGGTGACCCTGGCCCAGGCTGTGACGGGTGCAGCCAACCCGGCCGATGCGTTGGCGCAGCTGCAGGCCAACCAGGCGCAGCAGGCCGAGTTTGCGCGCCGGGCGCTGGACCTGGACGCCGACCTGGAACAGGCCTACCTGGTCGACCGGCAGAACGCCCGCGCGCGTGACGTGGCGATGACGCAGGCCGGCATGCACAACAGGCGTGCCGACTGGATGGTGGCGTTTGACGCGCTGGGCCTGGTGGCCTGCCTGGTGGTGCTGGGCTTCTTCCGCAAGGACATCCCGGGCGAGGTGGTGGCGCTGCTAAGCACCATCGCCGGCATCTTCGGGCTGTGCCTGCGCGACGCGCATCAGTTCGAGTTTGGCAGCAGCCGCGGCAGCCGTGAGAAGGACGAGCGCGCGGCCGTGTCGGCGGCGACGCGCAATCCGAGGGGCTTGGATTGACCGACCTTGTCGACACCGCGAATGATCACGCCGAAATGCTGCTGCGCCAGGCCCTGGAAGCACAGCGCCTGAAGGCCGCATTGGCCGTCGGCCGTTTGGCTGACGGCCAGAGCTGGCATGTGGCCAGCGCCGATGAATGCGAGGGCCCGCATTGCGGCGAGCCCATCCCGAATGAAAGGCGGCGGCTGTTGCCCGGCGTGCGCCTGTGTGTTGATTGCCAGGCGCGCCTGGAGAAAGGCATGGGCCGGTGATGAGAATTGAGCTTGAGCTGTGGCACTTGATGGTGTTGGCAACATCCATCGTGGGCGGCTTTTTTGCCATTGCCAAGATGCTGATGGCGGCGAACCAGAAGGCCATCGACGAGAAGTTCGCGGCGGTGGCCAAGGGCCTGGAAAGCCAGGACCAGACCAACCGCCGCTTGGAGCGTGAGCTGATGGAGCTGAAGGCCGAACTGCCGCGCAACTACGTGCGGCGTGAGGACTACACGCAGGCCATCGCCACCATCATGACGAAGATCGACCACGTGGCTTTGCGGGTGGAAGACGCCATCCGCAGGGCCTACCAGCAAGCCGCAAAGGGAGACACCCCATGAGCCACGAACTCGCCATGCAAATGGCCCGCAGCCGGCGCGAACAGATCCGCTGGTTCTTGCTGCAGGCGCTGAACGTGGCGCGCCCGGCCGGCGCGCCCACCGCGCTGGTGCGCAGCGTGATCCAGGCCACCTACACCGACGCGACCGAGCAAGAGGTGCGGCGTGAGCTGGACTACTTGCACGACAGGCAGTTGGTGACGATCGAGAAAGACCCGCTCGACAACTGGCACTGTGAGCTGACGCGGCTGGGCGTGGACCTGGTGGAATACACCGTGGACTGCCAGCCCGGCATTGCCCGACCCAAGCACACGGTGGGCTGAGCATGGGCGAGCGCAGCAAGGTGCTGGATTTGCCCGAGGCCACGCGGGCACAGCTGGACCAGCGCCTGATTCGCGGCGGCTTTGCAGGCTATGTTGAGCTGGAGGCATGGCTGCGCGCACAGGGCTACCAGGTGAGCAAGAGCAGCATCCACCGCTACGGCAGCCAGATGGAACAGCGCCTGGCCGAGCTGAAGCGCAGCACCGACGAGGCGCGGGCGCTGGTGGCCGCTGCGCCCGATGACAGCGACGCGATGGCGCGCGCCACCATGCAGATGCTGCAGCAGCGGTTGTTCGGCCTGCTGCGCGACATGGATGAAATCGACCCGGATTCGGTGGACATTGCCAAGATCGCCAAGGCGATGGCACCGCTGGTGCGGGCATCGATCGCGCAGCAGGAGTACATGCGCACCGTGCGTGATCGCCTGGCCGAGGCCGACAAGAAGGTGTCGGAAATGGCCGGCAGTGGCCGCATGAAGAACGTGACGCCCGAAGCACTGGCGCAGATCCGCGCCATCTACACCGGTGCAGTGGTAGGGCCGGGATGACATCGCCGCTGCTGTACACGTTTCAGCGCCGGTGGTTCCTCGACAAGTCGAGGTTCAAGTTGGGCCGCTTTGCGCGCCAGACGGGCAAGACATTTACGACCACGCTGGAAATCGTGGACGACGTGTACGAGGCCGAGGCCCATGATCGGCGCAGCCCCTGGGTGATCTTGAGCCGGGGCGAACGCCAGGCGCTTGAAGCGATGGAAGAAGGCGTCGAACGGCACATCAAG